AACTGCTGGTGATGGCGGGGCCGGACTAAGTTCTAGCATTTCTGGCTCATCCGTTACCAGAGCAGGCGGTGGTGGAGGTGGACGTTACTATACCCAAACTAGTGATATGGGTGATGGCGGTAGCGGTGGCGGTGGGCAAGGTGCATCTGGAAACAGACTAGCGACTGCGGGAACAGTGAATACTGGCTCTGGTGGGGGTGGAGCTAATCATACTGCCAACTCAAGTTTAACGGGTGGAGCTGGTGGTTCAGGAATAGTAATAATCAAATACCAATTCCAGAATTAACCATGAAAACTAAACCATTACCTCAGTTACAGATACCAGTATCTAAGCCTATAAATTTCCAGTTCGCAGGAACGTGGTCAACAGTCTATCCAGCGGAATATATGAAACAGAAAAGGAAAACTAAATGAGTCAAACCAAAATTACAGATGCCATGCGGTCTACGACTGCTCTGGATGCAACAAAATTATCAGGTAATCTCCCTGCCATTTCAGGAGCCTCGCTTACAAATTTGCCTAGTGACATTACCAAGTCATCTTCTGATCCAACACTTTCCACGAACCCTGCTGGTGGTGTAGGTACAGTATTTTTAAATACTACCAGTGGTGAGATGTTTTGTCTAACAGACGCAACGGCTGGAGCTAATATTTGGACTAATGTAGGCGAAGGGACAGGTCATGTATTGCCACTTGTAGCAGCTACAGGAGGAACAGTCACAACAGTAGGGGATTACAAGATTCATGTATTCACATCAAGTGGTACTTTTGCAGCTTCTTCTTCGGGTAGTCTTGAATATTTAGTAATTGCTGGCGGTGCTGGTGGCGGTGGTGCTACTGGTCAAATTGCTGGTGGCGGTGGTGCTGGGGGTTATAGAAATTCATACGAAAGTGAAACTTCAGGTGGTGGTGGATCAAGTGAAACCGGATTAATTATTAGCGCAGCTAGTTATACTGTGACGGTTGGTGCTGGTGGAGGCGGTGGTGCTGCATCTAACACAGTTGGTATTTCAGGGAGCAATTCTGTATTTTCAACAATCACTTCTATTGGCGGTGGAGGTGGAGGAACTTATCAGGCCAATGCAGCATCTGGGGGTTCTGGTGGAGGAGCAGGTTACTCAGGTTCTACTCTTGGAGCAGGAACTGCTAATCAAGGATACGCTGGTGGTACTGGAATTGCTGTAGCACCCTCTTACGGTGGTGGTGGAGGCGGTGGGTCTGGTGCAGTAGGAGTAAATGGAACATCATCACTAGGGGGTGCTGGTGGTGCTGGTGTATCTTCAGCTATAACCGGCTCCGCTGTAACAAGGGCTGGCGGTGGGGGTGCGGGTTCTTACAATAGTGCTGTTGGTGCTGCTGGTTCTGGTGGGGGTGGAGCAGGTGGTTATAATGGAACGCCCACAGCAGCAACAGCTAATACTGGAGGCGGTGGTGGTGGTGTTGGGACTGCTGGTGCTGCAGTTGCAGGAGCCAATGGCGGTTCAGGCGTAGTAATCATCAGATACAAATTTCAATAAATAATAACAAAGGAAAATACATATGTCTCACTTCGCAGAAATTAATTCAGACAGCGTAGTTCAAAGAGTAATAGTAGCAGAGCAGGACTTCATCAATTCAGGCTCAGTCGGTGACAGCTTTAACTGGGTACAGACTAGCTACAACGGGAACTTCCGTAAAAATTATGCTGGTACTGGCTATACCTATGACAAATCCAAAGATGCTTTCATTGCACCTAAACCTTATCCAAGCTGGTTGCTAGTAGAAGCAACGTGCCAATGGAAAGCTCCGACAGATATGCCTAGTGACGGCAAACGATATACTTGGAATGAATCAACTACTGCTTGGGATGAAGTGGAATAATGAATGGACAAGCTGTTAGAGGGAGCATGGGCATTGTTCGTGGGAATAGGCTGGTTTTTTATCAACCGTATTACTGCTAAAGTAGATGCGTTAGAGAAAGACAAAGCTGATAACTCTGCCGTGGGTAAACATTCTGACTTAATACATGAAACAGATCGTAGAATAGATGAACTACAACACACTACTGTACCACGCCAAGAATACAAGGCTGACATTGGTGCGCTACATCAACGTGCTAATGAGCTAGAACGATCTAAAGAGGATAAGGTTACTGATGTACGTTTACTGGATGTTGGAGGCAACTCTGGGAATGCTAAGAAAGGTAAGTAATTGGATAAACTACAAGAGTTATTGCTTACTGTGTCGGCTACGCTCATTGGTATCTGTGCGTGGATCGTGAAGAAACTATGGACTAGGCTTGATACAATAGAGACTAGAGTAGATGACCTATATAAAGATCGCTTAAAGAAAAGTGACTTGGATAAGATTATAGATTTACAGCATCTAATACTACAGAGTCTACTCAATAAAAAGATTGGGCAGGACAAGGATGGTGAGTAATGTGGTTACTACTCTTTATCTACTTTAACAACGGGCAGTTTGATAAGACAGAAATTGTACACATTTACCACACAGAAAAGGGGTGTAAGGATCGTGGTAATTATGCAGCTACAATAGGGATACCGGAAGGATTAGTATTAACCTGTATTAAACTGAATGGAGTAACAAAAGCTAATGCCAAGAAACTACACTAAAGAATACGCAGACTACCACAGTAAGCCTAAACAAATTAAACGTAGGGCATCACGTAACTCTGCAAGGAAGACGGTACTGAAAGGGAGGAAGTCTAGTAAGGACGTAGACCATAAGGACGGGAACCCAATGAACAACAGTAGGAAGAATTTACGTTTGACCACCAAAGCCTCAAATCGCTCACGAAAATAGCGATGTGGGCATTGGCATCAAAGCGCAATCAAAATTGAAATTAAGGGCATCTCAACGGCTCACATCGGAACCCAGTCCAGCATCTTCAATGCCGAATTAGGAACCTTGAAAACTTTCGGCCTCTCTGTGTAACCGAAGTCAGTAAGGTACCGTGCTTGCTTTGCATCCTTCGCAGTAATCCACCCCTTAAAGACTGCTTTGTAAGAGTCTTCCTTCCTCGCCCACATTTCACAACGCTCTACGTGCATGAGTGCATAGAAGTGGTGATCGGGATCAGGATACCGCACGATAAGACTACGATTTTTATTACTACCAACGGTTCTTATCTGCCACTTATCCCCTACATCTGCATCCTTAAAGTTATTCACCGTCATTGGAAAGTACCGCCCAGTAATCTTAGAGAATGCCATCTCCCCTAGTACACCGTATAAGTTATCGTGTAAATCTCTCCCTGTATATCCGTGATTGTCTTTGAGTCCCATGCGTATAGACTCAGTATGACGTAGTGATGCGATGTGTAATGCTACTGATACCTCATTCCATTTCAGAAAGCATACTGGTACTTTGATTTCAGTCACGGCTTTACCCCCAAAGTTGTACGGTCTATATCATTGTTATCAGTCGTAGTCATTTTGCCCTTAGATATAGTCTGTAACTTCCCACCATTCATAATATCTGTGAGGATATCAATCGGTACAGTAGTGTGCTGGTCTTTAACGCTAGTCAGCTTAGAGTGGAAGGCAGTCTTGCCTAACTGCCATAGCATGTGATACCAAGGTAGTCTGCATTCCCATTGTTTCCAGTGCGTTTGTTTGTATATCAATATAGGTACTGGGTTCATATAGGTTGCTGCTTGTAGATCACATTGATTAATAGCCTGATCCCACCATCCACCGACAATACTCTGGCTCACTTTAGTATGAAACTTTACTTCAATGAGATATGTGATATCGCCTAACTGTATTTTAATATCACAACCCCCATCTCTGGACGCACTCAGTTCCCTACTAACCTCGCAGTTAAGACGTTCCTGTAACAGTTTAGCTACAGTACGCTCACCTCTCTGTCCTTTACTACGGCTGAATTTACTCATCCCAGATACCCTCCTTATGTGGTACAACCATGACTTCCTTACGACTCCATTTATTATCCTTAATGTACTGTATGGCACTCTTTTCACTTGTAAAGATTTTCACTACTCTATTTTGATCCTCATCTTCTTCATGTAGGTAAGCCATTTCCCCACAATTTCCGTCATCTTCTTCATGCTGGCAATTATGTGCGAGTACGTATTTCATTCTAGCTCCTCCTTAATAGTCATGGTTTGAGTAGGCCCATCAAAGTTTACTACAAACTTACAGGCTTCACCGTTACGATTTTTTTCTAGTGACATGATACGTTGCTCATGGCGATCAGTGTACAGATTAATAAAGCAGTCGCATACACGACTCAACTCTAGCGTACCCGCAACACGGCCTAACCCACCAGCCTGTCCTAGCCCATTGTTATATCCTTCACGATTCTGCTGTGCTACTACAACTAAACTAACACCCAGTCTAGTCGTAACATTTTTTAATTCCTTAACGTACTTAGATAACTTCATCCAGTGATCCATGTTGTGTTCTTCACGCTCACTAGCGATCTCACCTAGATGGTCAATGACTACTATACGCACATCATTACAAGTAACGTGTTCTTGTATCAATGCCATAGTCACAGATAAAGTCTTAGGGTCATTATTGGTAAGGATAATATTCTTACGCTCTAAGAAATGTTCTCTAGCTGTATTGTATTTGTCTACATTTTCCTTGCTCACAAACCTACGGTTATAGATTTCATTGTAGGTAACACCAGATGCAATAGCCAATACTCTACGAGCTAACTGCTTTTGATTCATCTCATAGTTTAAGTACAGTACCTTGCCATAAAACTTCGGTTGGTAAGATATGTTTACCATCCAGTTCAACGCAAGCATAGACTTGCCATGCCCTGTAGGTGCAGAGATAACATTGATATCCTGTAGCCCCTTCATTTTTTCATCCAACAATTTCATGCCAGTAGGCGCACCGTCATACTCATCTTCGTCACGCTCACCAGAATCTATCTCCTCTTGTATCTCCCTAACCCAATCTTCTGAATGTGCTACACCAGATTGATTGAGTAAGAAACTACTAGAGCGTAGTATGTCAGTAGACTCACGCTGTAGTAATTGTATGACCTCCTCAGAATCAGTATTTTTTTCTATGTTCTCTAGTGCAGTCTTACACAATTTAAGTATAGCCCTCTTAGAGCTACACTCTTTAAGCAACTTATGCGCTTGCTCTTTGTTTAAAGACTGCGATGGTACTAGACCATTCATCTCTTCTAGTAGTGCTAGTATACGAGTATCACCAGTAAACTTAGAGCGTAACGTCATGTAGTCTACATCGTGACTATACTTAAACAGGTCAACTAGCCCTGCGAATATAGTCTGATGATGATTGAAATACATATCTGTCTTGTGTAATCTATCGGCAAAGTATGCTGTCTCTGCCTTGCCACTCAACATTACCGACAGAATGGTACGCTCTAGCTCACTGTCGCTTAGTCTACTTTCTTGCATACACAACTCCCGCAACGAGTAAGGGCAGTAAGCCCCTACTCAGATTATTATTATTATTATTATTATTATTTATTATTATTATAATAATTATTATGTGACAGGCTTGGTGAACTTGCAAGTCGGGTATCCAACGCAAGCAAGAAACGTGCCAAACTTACTAGATTTTTGTGTAAGTTTAGAATCGCACTTAGGGCAGGTTTCAATTTCTACCTCACTACCGCCAAAGACTTCAGTAGCAACCTCAATAATTTTCTCCTCTGGTATGCCTGTCTCTACTGGTATGGTATCTTCTGCTGCTAACTGTGTAGCTTCTTCCCTAGTCCACAACTCAATACCGCAACCGAACATCGCTGCATTTTTACATAAGCAACGCATCTGTGCGTTATGTATCTGATTAGCTTGTGGGGTAAGGGCTATAGTGGCAAAGGTCTTGCCGTAGATTGGGGATGTCATGCTACGGGTAATACCATAGCAGGTCATGCTAGTAGTGACGAAGTATCCGTGTTTACTATCACCAGTATAAGGCAGGATACGCTTAACAGTAACGCCACCCTCAGTTAAATCAACAGGGTACTCATGGAATTTATACTCTGCCGTAGGGCATTCTCTAAAAAATCTATCCATTACATTAGACCACGGTACGTAGTCCATACCCTTACTACCCTTAGCCTGTATGCACTGTGCTAGGTCGTCACGAAATTCTTTAGATTGGAACCTACTGTACAGCTTTGCGATTGGTTCTGTCATACATCCTCCTTATATTTGAGTAAGAATCTACGTGCGGGAATTACCGCTTTAGTATTGGAATCCTCTACAGTACCATAGGCTTCCGGGCCTAGCTTTTTCTTGAAGTCAGTAGCTATACCCTTATAGTCTATGGTTACTCTAGCCTTAGGTGATTTGTATGTAGCCAACTCGCCACCATGCTCACCAATCAATCTGCTACAATTCTGCATATAAGCCTTGATCTCATTCTTGTACTCATCTTCTTTCTCTAACAACGGTTTGATTTGCTCACGTACTGTAAATAAATTACGTGCCACCTTATCAATATACTTAGTGCTAGTAACCATATCGCCTGTACTTTCTGGGTACAGTAGTTTAAGGTCTTGCTCATTGTATGACGGTAGCTCTGGTATAGTCTTACTCTGTACACAATCCCAAAAATATTCTACTCGCTCCCATACTTTCATCTGTGTATCAAGGTCGATCTCAATCTCATGTACTAGCATAGGGTCTTTGCTTAGGCGTAGGTGAGGAGCAAAGCCTACCATAGTCCACTTGTTTATCTTAGTAACCATAGAGTACCAGACTACTTGGTAATACTGCCAAGGGGGAATTTCCCCCTCAGCCCAATACTTTTTATAGATACCATCCCCTACTGTCTTGATCTCTATACCTGTGTACCCCTCTGGTGAGAAGATATAGAAATCAGGGTGAGCATAAGCCCAGTTATGCTTAGTACTACGCATGGTATCAGGCTTATACATTATCCCGTTGTTTGTTACAGGCCAGTCAGGTGGGTGTACTATAGGGTCAATGTTACCGTGAAACTTAATGTTATTGCTATCGGCATACTTCATACCGACAACATCCTCTAGTAGATTACCCCACTCCATAGCATGATTAACCTCAATGGGTGGCATCTCACCTAGCTTATCTTTATAGCAAGCTATAGGGCTACGGTATGGGTTGGCACCCATGATTGAACCTACATCCGATCCACCTATACCTTCCCTACGTTGCTCAGTAGTAAGAAACATTATGCTGATACCTCCTCTAGTAGTTGAGTGGTCTTAGCTACAACCTCAAACTGACGCAATGGGTTATACTCTTTAACTACTGTGTTGACTGCGTTATACATACGCCACGGTGTAGGACGATTGAACTCCTCATGTGTAGGCGTAACCCAGTACTTATCTACCTTACCAATGTGTGACCACGGTATAATCTTTTGCCTACCTAGCTTGGTATAGAAAGCACCTACTGCTTTGTCAGTCATCTCACTACTCTGTAGATTATTGACAGTCTGAGCAATAGCAGGTAAGCCATTGATATACTCCAACATCCCTGATGCAATAGAGGCCGTCAAATTATTGACGTTACCTGTAGTGTGCTTGTGCTTGAATACAAATTGACCTGTAATCATTAGGTTATCGCATACTGTAACTGACCCACCAATGGTACCTTGGGCAGAGAATCGACCACGATTACTATGGCGTAGACCTAGACTAGGTACTACTCCACCTGTTGCGTAGTTGTAGGGTACGGTAGGTTTGTTGAGTGTGTGGTTATACTCTTGAAACTTAATCAATGCAAATAAATCTGAGCCTTCATCACTAACACCCCACTTAGTAGCTTCCATATCAACGAGCATGTTCAGGCCAGTACACGTATCTACTATGCTACTAGCGAAATCATAGTGCTGTATGCCAGCCCATCGTTCACTACGATCTAGGCTATGATGCTTGCCTGTTTTATTATTCACCCACGAGTGGTTTC